AGTTGGGAAGAGTAATTCCTTTCCTTCTACAATGTTCAATTATCTAGAGTTTTTATGACGAACCTCATGAACCTCGTTAAGATTATTGACCTATATGAAAAACGGGTTGATGATAAAAGACGAGAAAAACTATCTACATTTCCAATAGTAGGATCAATCCCCCCCAATATTCCTAGACTTCAAGATCTTGTATATCAATAATTGGTGTTTTGATGTTATGGGCTGCAGGATCTGCTTTGATGTGTCCGAATCTACGTTCGCATTCAAAAATATCGTCATATGGTGTCTCACCATTATTCAATAAATTTTCTTGACGAGGTGTCAATGGTTGTTTCATTTCACGTCTGTTAACAATATCCTCAGCCATCTTTGGACCAATGCCTTTTATTCCTATCAAGCCACCTATCAACTCACCATTTTGTACAGACCAGTTCATACCAGACTTAAATTTATCATATGGTTTATAGCCCAAGCCTTCACGAGCAACCTCACGCAAAAGCCTTACACCTTGTTCATCATCTTTCACATTGCGTAAACAAGCAGCAGCAAACTCCAGAGGGAATCTACTTTTCAAAACACAGCACCAATAACTAACCATACCATAAGCAATAGCATGACTTCTGTTAAATGCCCATGAGCCCATTGTGTTGATGTTTTTCCATATCTTTAATGCCTCATCTTCTTCAATGCCATTTTCCTCAGCACCAACTTTGAACCTTTGCCAATATCTGTCAAAGAACTCTTCACCATAACTTTTGCTCATTGCTTTACGCAACTGAGAAACATCTTCCCAACTTAACTTACCCACATCTCTGGCTATTGTCATCACTTGTTCCTGATAAACAACAACACCATATGTAACCTTTGTAATCTCCTCAGTCATTGGGTGTAAATATTCTGTTGGCTTTTCTCCTGTCCTCCTTTTGATGTATTGGGTTGTGCCACCAGAGTTAAGTGGTCCAGGACGAGCCAAAGCAGTTATTGATGCAATGTCTTCAAAATTGTGGACTTTCATTTGCCTAGTTAATGATTGAAGTGCATATCCCTCAAACTGAAATATCCCTGCATACTTTTCGTCATTAAGAACTTTAAAAGCACCCTCATCCTCAAGAGGAAAGTTTATCAACTTATCTCGGCTCCAACCAACTTGATCAAGCACATCTTGAAGAACTGATAGTGTTCTTAAACCCAAAGCATCAATCTTCAAAAGATTTAAGTCCTCAGCATCTTTCTTATCAATCTGGGCTGCACCTGTCTGACCTGAAACAGAACAGTAAAGGCTTACAGGCTCTTCAGTAATAATAATCCCTGCTGCATGAACACCATTGTGCCTAGCATGGTTTTCCATATCAGCTGCGACACGCATCTGCGGATATTTACCCAGAACCATTCTGCCAACATCAAGTTCCTCAAACGTATCAAGTATACAAAATGCTGCACGAGAGTCACCAGAACTTCTTTCAATTATTGCACCTTTGAGGTCATTAACTTCCCAAGCTGGTATTCCTAACTCTTTGGCAACTTCTGCTATTGTTGATTTGGCTTTGTATCTTGACACTGTTCCTAGATGAGCAACTTTTTCATAACCATACTTATCTTTGATGTAATCAAAAACCATCTCACGTCTGTCGTCTTGAAAGTCAATATCAATATCAGGCAAGTCCTCACGAGTTATGTCAATAAATCTTTCAAACAACAAGTCGTGTTCTATTGGGTCAATGTCAGTTATCCCGATAAGATAACAAACCAAAGATCCTGCTGATGAACCTCTTGCTGGTCCAACTAACATATGTTGCTTTGCATAATTTATCATATCAGCAATCACATAAAAATAATCCTCAAAGTTTTTGCTGGCAATCATATCCAACTCTCTTTTCAGACGAGCCTTATACACTGGATCTTTCAGATCTATGTTTCTTGGTGGTGCTCCCTCTTCACAGAGTTGTTGTAAAGTTTTATCAGAATGAAATGATATCATTTGAGCAGTTGGCAAACTTACATTACACTGCTCAGCTATTTTATAAGTGTTTGCTATTGCTGATTCTGGTGCCCATGGTAAGTTGTCTGCCCACTCCCATTCATTCAATATGTGCATTGGTGCTGTTCTGTCTTGTCTGTTTCTGCCGACCAGAACTTCATATGCCTTTTTGTCTTTTGTTGTTGGGTAGTAATTATCAGATGTTGCGACAAACTCAAAACCTTTTTCTTGAGCCCACTTAAAATTATTCTTTGTTGTCATCGGATTCAGCTCAAAATACATATTGGCTTTATTGGTCAAAGGAAGCAGTCCTAGTATTGGGTGTGTTCCTGTCAACATTATTATGTTATCGCTGATATCAAAAAGGTGCTCATAGCTTAATCTTGGGTGATAGTAGAAATGATCTTTGTCTGTGCTTTTTGTAACAAGCTGATAAAGTTCTTTCAAGCCTTCATTATTCTTTGCTATGAAACTCATCTCATTGGTTGGTTGCCTTGACCGATCAGTGGCATCTTCAACAATAGGTATCTCAACTCCGAACAAAGGCTTTTTCCCTGCTTTTTTGCAGGCATTATTAAAAGCAACATGACCCCAAGTTCCTGAGTCCGAGATACCTATCGTGTCACCACCAGTTGCCTCAATGACCTTGTTGATTGGTCCATAGGCTTTGCGGAAACAATACTCTGTTCTTACTCTTAAATTTAACATCTTACATCAACGCATATTTTATCATTATGAATATAAGTGCACCGACGATTGAACCTACTGTTGCTGGATCCATTATATGTGTCCCTCCTTTCTATACCATTTTAATACTTCAATGGTTGCTTCAACGTCAGCCAGAGACCTGTGGGCTGACATGTGTTCTGTTCCTGTTGCTTCGTAATATATTTCAGCTAGTTTTCTAAACTTTCCCCAGACTGACTTGCCTATCTCCATAGTACATATATGTTCAGTTGGCCATGGGAACTTGGTGATCTTATCTGCTCTCTCAAGCTCAAACCTTAGTATTTGTCTGTCAAAAGTTAAGTTGTGGGCTGATAAGTGGCTTTCTCCAAGGAAAAACTTTGCCAAATCTTTGAAATGAGCGATAAATGGTTTTTGATCTTTTAACATTTCATCTGTTATGCCAGTTATCTTAGTAATCTTTGGATCAAGTTCATGACCAGGATTGCACAAAAACTCAAACCTGTCAACCTCTTTGAATTCATCGTCATCAATCTTGATAGCACCGAACTCAATAATCTTAGGTTGAATGTCTAAGTCAGAACCCTCTGCTTTGGGCAAACCTGTTGTTTCTAGATCAAAGACTATCATCTAATGACTCCAATATAAATGCATAAACTCCTAGATCGTGCAAAGAGTCTTGGTGAGTCTTTGGCCAGTTTTGAGAATATCTTGTCAGCTTTGCAACTATCATATTAATAACTCCAAACCTATTATAATCCTCAACTGTTTTTAATTCAATGCCATTTGGGAACAAAGCCTTCATGACAGAGCCATGCTGTATATAATTATCACCATACTCTTTGTTTCGCTCTTTGAAAGTTTTAAGAGCATCTTCAATGCAATCAATGGGGTGTTTACTCATTTTCTCTTTTCCCATCTTCGTATGCTTTTTCAACGTCTGTTTCATAATCATTTGCCTTGTCAAAAACTTCTCTCAAATCTTGCATTTGTATAGATGTTATATCAAAAAGCCTTGCGATCTTCTTATCATCTAACTCTATATCATTGCCAACTATTCTGATTCTTTCCCTCATTAGAAATCTCCTGGAGCAACTTGTAGACAGGTCAAGCCTTCACCTCTCCACATATCAACAACTGACTTGCGATCCTCAAGCACAAACCAAATATCTTTGTAATCAAAATGCTCTGAAAAAAGTTTCAGCTTACATATTGGGTCTGAAGAGTTATCACCGATGCGTCTCATGATCAATCTGTCACATGGCACATCGTTAAGCCTTAACCACTTGGCTGTATCCTTGCGACAACTCTCATCACGAGCAGTCATGACAACAATCTCAGTTTCTTCACTGTGAAGTTCTCTTACAAGGTTACATATATTCTCAATGGGTTTGTCACCTGAACCTGCTTTGTTGAAGGCATCATAATCCCTTTCTTTGTAAAGGTGAATGCGATGCCCATAGTCAGACAGAGTCCCATCAAGATCAACAATGACTATACGTTTATCCATGATGGCACCTCCGTAAACTTCCACTGAGCGAAATACATCTTCTCGCCAAGATAATAATCTTTGTATGCTTTGATTGTGTCTGAACCTTTGTATTGGTCTGGCATACATTGTGGTGGGTCTGTAAAGTTCTTATCAATAGACATGTTGACTGGTAGCCTTATGAGGTGAGGCAAAAGTTTCTCACATGCGTGAGTCTTTTTGTATCGCAACTCATATTGCTCGCAAAGATTGACAAGTAGATAATATGCATACAGATAATTATCTGCACACTCTCTTATCCAAACTGCACATGGGTGATTTTGAAAGGCAGTCTTATAAAGACCAACCTTATCTGCATACTCATCGCCATCCAAAACTCTGTGAGCAGTGCATAGCAACTGTGCTGTCTCAAGTATCATTTTGACGCAATGTTTATCACAATGCATCTCAGCACATATTCTAGGATCTTCATCCAAGTAAAATATATTCATATCAGTTCCTTTCTCAGTTATATTTACTTTACTCTACTTCCGACGAGGGATCAAGTTATTTAAAGTCTCCATAGTCGATTTTATAATTGACTTAGTTTTTTTATTTGCCTTGTCAATTTCATCCATCGCATCATTCAAGTCTTTGTAGTCAAGATGAATCGGTTTTGATTTCCTTTTATACAAGACATATTTTATTTGTGTTGGTGTCATGCGATACTTCTCAGCCAAAGTGTCAAGTGTCATGGTCTTTTTATCTTTGTGTATCTTGTTAACTTTGTCTTGAGATATTGTGTTGCCTCTGCCCATAGTTGCCTCCTATTTGTTAAGTGCTTTGTACATTGAAGGTGCTGCCCATTCAGTTGGTGTCAAGAATGGCTCAGCCCAAGGATGCACTTTAACAACCTCACTGACCATTAACTTGAATACTTCTTGGTATTCACCTTGTGCTCTTGGAGACAAACGAGACTTTGCCATTTCACTCAGAGTCCGCAGATTAAACTTTGCGACAATGTTTGTGTGAATGTTTGTTGGCAATATTCCTCTGGCATCTTCTGCTGGGATACCTAGTTCAAGCATATTTTGATACCACATGTTTATCATCTCCATAGCTTGATCATATATTAATTTGGCAGATTCGTTAACCTTTAATTCAAATCTTGGTGGGGTGTAATAGGTGAATCCCTCCATCTTTACTGTTCGCTGCGATTGTTGAGCATATGAACCTTGACGAGTCCTCACGAACTGGTGAGTGAATCCTCTGCTGACATCTCTGATATCAAATGTGTAGTCAATAAACTCCCATGAGGATCGTATTGTTTGAAGCATGTAGTCAAGTTCTGCTTGCTTCTTTTCCTCATCCCACTTTGATACTTTATCATAAGCATCTTCGTCATTCATCAGCCTAGTGTTCTTTGTGAACAACAATAGGTTTACTGCGTCTGATGTCGCATTAATTAATTTTACTTTCATGCTTTTATTCCTTTCTGATTATGCATAAGCCTTGTGTAGCCACTGCTACCTCTGATGAACCTCTCAATGTGTTGACAGTCTTCAACAACATCATCAAGAAGTAACTGTCGCCAAGTCGCAAAACGACCAAGCGAATATATACCATATTTGGTTGTCATCTCAAATATGAATTGTTTTCTGAGATCCTCATTGATTGGTCGGATCTTACCATATAATTGTTCTGATTGTTTCATATCAGTCAACTTTGTAGGTTGAATGCCAAAGTCTTCCCTCAGCACAGTCATGATATGTGGACCAATGCCTTGCTCTGGTTCTCTAACATACTCTGATATAACAACATCACCAATCACTGATATTCTATAAAATGGTATCAATGGATCGGGATAATAAATAGTTTGATAGACATTGCACTCTGGTGAGTCAATCTTTGCTTTTTGCGTCCATATCTTTTGATGAGGAAAGTCTGGCACATCTGGCCAACCTACAATCTTCATCAATGTGGGCATTGGTATGGTTGATATGACAGGTGTATCATTTCTTTCAATAACACTTTTGCTAAGACTCATGCCATATCTTATTTTACAATTCCTTGCCATCATGTTTATAAGTTCCCAAGGAGCAATGAACCGATCTGATGGCTCAAGGTTATTTATTGACCGACTCAATATTGCTCCTGTAACTTTTTGAGAATATAAATTACTCAAGAACAAGTTTGGGAATGTGTGATGTTTGCCATCGTATTTAATTGATTTGTGAACACGAACTTTTTTAAAAGGAATGGCACAGGCAGTTCCGACTTTATCAGTTCGGAACCTAAGCAATGCTCCATGATTGTTTGGGAGTTCTTTTTGTGCCTCATGGACTTCAACATCAAAACCACGAAGCATATTCCCTGCTAGGAGACCTGCTAAGCCTGAGCCATAGATAATCATCTACTTGCTTTCCACAAGTTCGACATTGCCCTTTTCAATATCCCATGCGAGATCTTGACGACGACCACCTTGAGTGATGTAGTCTTCATAAGACATTGTGGCACCTTTGCCACCTGCATTTATGAAAAGAGCCATTGAGTGAAACCCATGAGTGGCTTGCCTACGAGGATTCTCATCAACAAGGCATCTGATTGTTTTGCCTGCATAGGACGATGAACGACCTTTCTTTGCATCAGCTGACTTCACTTTTACTTGAACGACGTTATCCACTTCTTTCTTCTCCTTTGGAGTTGTCACTCCTAGCTTGGGGTTGTATTCTCCTGAGTCCCAATAAGTTGGGGTGATGGGTGTATCCTCGACAAGTTTGAAAAGTCTTGTCACACCAGTCTTTTTGTCGGAGAACTTCTTGACAGGTTTATCAGCAATCTTGTTGTATGTTAAAACCAGTCTGTCGCCACTCATGTTAACATTCGCAGCCAACTCATCAATGTTTGTGAAGAGTGCTGAACCATTGCCCATACCTTGAGCAACTTTTTTGTTTACATAGGCTTTAACTTCGTGAGTTTTAAGATCGATTGCGTAACATTTATTTTCCATGATATTTTCCTTTCTCAATTAATCAATATAATTAGTATACTCTACTTTGTCAA